TTCCTCTTCTATGTCATTGAAGCATTTGGCAAAGGGGGCGCTAGTGTCTTGTACAAGGCTGGCAGTTGCCCTGCAGTTTTCGATGACCTTCTGAATGTCGCGTTCCGGCATTTCAAATTCTACAACACAGACTTCCCCAGTTGATTTATTTAACACAATCCAGCCGCCCGGCTCTTTTCCTTGGCCCTTGGCGTATCCAATCAATTGGCCTACATAACCAAAACTGTCATCGGCAGCCAGACTTTCCCAGCCTTTTGCCCATTTATTGTCGTAGGCCCAAGGCGATGCAGACTTTACGTCATAGACTTTATTATCTATTTCTATATCGTCTTCGCCTTCAATCACAGTGTCTAGGGCCAGTTGCCATGCGACTTTGGTCTTGGCGCCTGTGATGTTGGCGCCGCCAGACAATTTGATTATTAGATTTACAAGAACCTCCGATAAATCGCCCAGCATCATGCGCATGATGTGGTTATACGGCATTTGGTTCTTTGGTAGCTGTTCATCTACATTGGCGGCATCTAGCTGTAGCTGGCAAGAAGGGCGCCCAATATTGCTCATGCGCAATCGGAAAGGTTCCTTTTGCCTAAATAATTGTTTGCGCAATCCTTGCTCAAATTCTTGTACAGCTTCGTTGATGGCCTGCTCTATTTCTTCTGGCGCAACGTCAAGGGGCCGCCCATTAGACAATTCTTCTAGGGTAGACCGTATAAACAATTGCAGTGGTGAAATACTCATAGGCGTATGTACTCAAGACAAAAAAGCCTGCGCGCATCAAGAATAAATACCTAATGGCGCAGGCTTTGTAAGTTGAATGTAATTACTTAAATTGCGGCTGGCTGCCTAGGCTAGTACCTTTTATGGGTATCGCCGTACAAAGTCGAACCGAAATAGAAGTTTGTGTTAGAGCCAAACCCAGTTTGTTCCGTAACTTCCTCAAGCTCCATTAGCTCATGGACGCCGCCTAGCAAATCAACGCTAGGAAACTTTTTTACAGACCCACCTTGGCGCAAGAACCTATCGACTTCTTCGCCAAATTCTGTGGTGCCTTCTATGGTATCCTTGACCGTGTACGGAATCTGGCGCTGGATGATAGAATTGCAATTTTCCCTAAACTGCCTGCGCAGTTCGTTATGCTCTTTTGTAGATTCTGAAAGTTCTGGGGGCATTAAGCGTACTCCACGTCATCATCGTCTACATCTTCAAAATCAGAATCCAAGGCCGATTTGGCCAAGGCGTTTACTGCGGTCTGAATACCTTGCTCATTGGCTAGGGCTTTGTCGTACGCCTTTTCAATGCGCTCATTTTCATTTCTGACTAACGTAGCCATGTGCAGCATCGTGTCAATGGTAGGCTTGTCTAGGGCCGCAGGTTCAGCGTAATTGGGCGAAAAGCGCATGACATAGTACGTAACACTGCCATTTTCGCGTTCTTCAGCCGTAACGTCACACCAGTAGTCATAGAAGTTCTTGCCGCGTGGCAAGGTCTTAACCATGTCATCTTCAAAGGGGCTAAAGTTTGACCCTTTTAACAGCAAAATACAAGGAACATTTTCAAGGGTAACTTGTTCGCCGTCCGCTGTCTGGCCAGTGTACGAAACTAGGCCGCGCAATTGGCGGAAGCACCGAATGTCGCTGTACTTGGCCTGTTGGGCCTTGGACATTTCGCGCAAATCCTTGCTGGTTGGTTTGCCGCAGCGTATTGTGCCGCCCATGTCCCTTGCTTCATGGTTAAAGGAAGGGATCAGAATCGTCTTGTTGGCTACTTTATTCTGTTCGGGGTCATAATGTATCCACTGATACAGTTGGCTCAGTACGCGCAGTTTAACTGATTCGGCATATACCAATTCATTCTGACTTTCTAGGCCAGACACAAAGAAGTGGCCCTGCGGAACCTTGCGATTTTGCTTGTCCTTGCGCTTTGAATTGATTTTTAGTTGCGGCAAGCGCTCAGTTTCGCCGCCAGAAGGCGCCGTTGTACCAAGCAGTTTCATCATTTCTGGAGTAAGATCAGCGGCAGTTGCTGGAAGATTATTAGAATTAGACATTTTAAGCACCTTAACTTATTAAGTTAATTAGGATTAGTATAGATGGAAGCTTCTACTTCGGAAGTTTCCATCCAATTAGGGCCGCAAACAATTTCGATGTCTAGCGGCATACAAAGCTCATAGCCGAATCTATTCTTGATATCATCAGCTATTCCAGAAGACATGGCTTCGTACAAAAGATGGAAGACCCTGTCCTGCTCATTTGGGTAACAGTCAACAACAATAGAATCATGTACGGTCAGGATGATTTTACTGCGCAGCTTTTCTTCCATGAATAACCGGAGCGCCCTTACACACGCCAAAGGCACTATGTCGGCTGTAGCAAAGGATTGGACAGGGTAATTGACAATGGCAGTAGCGTTTGTGACCCTACCGCTAGAGGTTCTGTGCGCGTCAGGGAAACGGAATTCCCTGCCAGAAGGTGTACGAACGATGCCAGTTTTTAGTACGCCTGACATCAGTTCCTTATGCCAAGCACCTAATCGTTCGTAGATATTGAAGTACTCCTTGAAGTACTCCTGCACATGGGGGGGTTCGCTTGCGCCCATACCACCATACAGCGGCGCAAACGTATACGCCTTCGCGGATTGGCGCATATCCTTGGAAACATCGGCAGGGCTGCATTGATTGATGATGCAGGCCGTCTGTTTATGTACGTCTTTGCCGTCAAAGATGTCGGCAATAATCTGGGGATCGCGGCTTAATTCGCCTGCAACTCTAAATTCTAGGCCACTAAAATCAGCCTCAATAATCTGGCCGCCTTGGTCTTGCCAGCGCGACACTACGCATTTGCGCACAGGAAACTTGCCGCTCTTGGGCTGATTCTGGAAGTTAGGGTTGCTGGAAGACAGGCGCCCAGTGCGCGTAACTGTCTGATTGAATTGCGCATGCAGCAGGCCGTCTTCCCTAGTCCAATGCTTTATGTTCCGTACAAAGGAATCTAAGTAGGTATTGACGGCATTCAAGCGCGTCAAGCCTTCCAAGAATTGCTGCGCTTGTTCCTTTAAAGGGTTTGTGTCTTCCCAATAGGCAACCTTGGACTGCAGGCGCTTGATGGTAGCCTTGTCCGTTTTAAAGCCGTTGGCGCTAGCATCTTCGGCGGATTCTGGCGACAGGCGCAGGCCAGCAACTTCGCGCAACTGTACAAAGATAAGGCCAGCGCCAGCGCACCTAACGCATTTAGTTTCTTTTTTGAAGGGCGTGCCGTCTTTCTTTGTTTTTCTAATCTTGCCAAAGCCGCTGCAACTAGAACAGTTGTGCGCCACGGTCTTGCGCGCAATTTCCGTATTGCTGCGAACATGCCCAATAAACTGGCGCTCAGACATTTGTGGGGGCCGCAAGCTTTTACCACGCGCATCTGTACCAATGTTGAATACTTGCTTATGTAGTGCCTTGTCCACAATCTTGCGCGAATAAATAAGCATCGAAACATCGGCGCCACTATTTAGATTGATGGGCGTGTCGCCCATTACATCACGGGCAATGTCCTCAATGCGCCCAAGGATCTGGGCCTTTTCTTGTACGTATTCCTGTTCAACTTGCTCCAAGACGCCTATGTCAATGCATATGCCGTTTTCTTCGATGTGCTGCAAGAAAGTCAACATATCAAAGGATAGCTCAAGGACAGGGCGCAGGCCGCTATCATCGGGCGCAAAGAATTCTTGTAATTGCTGAATGAATATCTGGCAGGTAGACAGCACATCAGCGTCAGCGTATTCAACAACTATGTCGAGCGGCATTTCTTCAAAGCCAACGCCGCCTTTAAATAGATTGCTTACAAGGTCTGTCTTCTTGAGCGACACACCGCGTCTGATGGCTGTCTGTTCCAAACTGAGTGGGGTACGTACACTGCGCGCAAGGATATACTCCGACACCATTGTACACCAAACGCGCTTTGGTACTTTTGCTAGAACTTCTGGCGGAAAGAATGATTTTATATATGCTAAATCATACTTCGCATTGTGGGCCACAAAAGTCTTTGAGGCCGCTAGGTCTTCCACAAAACCAGAAATGTCTACGGCGGCAGCATCCTGCTTTTGTACTTCCTTATGGAACAGTACAAAGTGCTTTGGGGCCGAATAGACTCCATCAGCGTCAATGAAGCGCCAATGGACTGATACGATCTGATTAAGTGGATTGTGGGGGCTGTTGTCCTTTATGCCTCTTTCTTGATCTGTTTGAACTGTTGTTTCAAGATCAACGCAGATCGCTGGCAGAAAGGATTCTGGTGGTCTGGTATTGAGTGTCATTTTGATTTTCCTTAAAGAAACGCCACAGCCTTTCAATCGGCTGAAGATTACTGGAAGATACGCACAGACGGTTGCCTTGTCCAAAATTTCTTGTGGCCGCTTGGGCCAAGAAATCTTTTCGGCTAATCCATCCGTTAAAGGTGAAGACATCCATGTCTTCGTCTGTAGTCTGCATCAAGCAAGCAATATCAGACCCGAAATTTTCAGCACTGTCAAACACTAAAAGTGGATCGGCGCCAAAAAAAGTACTGGCCTTGATATCTACAGAAATATTGTTGACCCAGAAGTCTACGCGCCCATCAGACCACATTGGTGCCGCAGACGGAACTGGTAGGTCAAATAGGCGCGCAAAGGCAACTTCGGCCTTAAATCCTACAGCGAATCTGTCTAGGAAAGTTATCCTAGAAGATTCTTTGTAGTTTAAGTTGTCCTTTGATTCTTTAAGCAAACGATACGCATTTTGCGCCCTGAGTTCCGCATAGTACGAATCACTGCGGCTTAGTTGCATACGTAAAGGAGGGGCGCTCTGGGCCTGTTCTTGCGGCAACTGTAGCTGTACGGCGGTAGCAGTAGCTATAGTTCTAGGTCTGGCACGCGGTACAGGTCTTTTTGCGGCAATGAAGTTCTTTACGCTATTGTACTGATCTGGCGTCAGTAACTTTGTGTTTCCGTAGACGGTAGGATTGATGCTTAATTCTTTAATGGCTTCGGCCAAAAGGATTCCGCCGCACCTAAGTTGTTGTTTTACTTGCTTATAATTAAGTAGCATTGTTGCGCCCCTGCTGTAACTGATAATGTAGAATGTGATTAGAAGTGGTACCCTTGGTATTTTTGGAAGACTGTGTTGTCTATCCTGCGTTTACAAAGATCGCACACACGGTACGGTTCTGCGCTGTTAGTGCTAAGTTCAGTCAATTCATACATATACAAGGTATGGCAGTGACTGCACTTGTAGCGATTATTGTTAGTACTTTCAGTACTTGTCGAACTTGTGGAGGTAGCGGCTGATTCCATAGTTTATTTGCCTATCTGCATGGATGTCCCTTTCTTCATAATGGCGAAATAGTGGAAGCAACATGGACTTGTATTTAAACCTATACGAAATGCTGTACTTTGCCAGCGGCAAATCGTTGTTTTCAAAAAAAACTTTTATGCGGGCGTCCAATAATGACTTGGCGATTATATCCAGATGATAGAAGTCCCAAGAACTAGTACTGAGCTTTTCTTTTAGGTTCATACTCCTTTGGCGCCTGTCCAAGCCTTTTCTGTAGCCTACAATAGCTTGCTCAACGCTTTTGACTACAGAATGCTGCCTATGAGCAGATAGGTAGTGTGCTGTAACAGGAAGATCGCGTACAAGATACTTAACTTCATTGTCGAATGTCCAGTTCTTGTACTCATCTGGAATTTCCAGATGATCGTCAGGCGTGTGCGTCAGTACAAAGCGCCCAAGTATAGGGTATCTGATTATTTTAGTATTTGTAGTATTCTGAAAAGGATCTATATAGCCAAGAATCCTTTTAGATATATCAGTCTGACTAGGCATATTTTCTGATTTTCTGGTATAGGAATAAAGAAATAAAGATTACAGAATATTATATCTTTAAATATTTAATAATTTTAATTACTTAAAGAATAATTCTTTTGGGCCACAACCACTGGGGCGTAAGCCTAAACTATTTTTTGTAAGGCGGCAAGCAAAAACAGCAGGCCGCCTAAAAATAGTTTGTAAGTAATTGATTAGACTACGTATCTAGATATTTCTGGCTCAATGTTACAGATGATAGTGCCATGCCATCCAGATAATTTGTTTTTAGAAACAGTCAGATAGCGGCTATTGTCGATTTCTGAATCGTCAATGTCGCCAGCCTCATGCTTGCCAATCCCAATAATCAAATCCGTTTCGGCAGCCTTACCTATCTTTGAGCCTTCCATATCAAAAGGGGATAGTCTTGTACGGCCTTTGGCTTCCGCTGACGCTTGGCTAATCGTAATAAGTGCGCAGTTGCGCCGCTTGGCCAATTCGCGCAAGTTCTTAAACAATTCGCGCAGGCGCTCATGGGACGCACTGTACGTGCCGCCTATGTGGACTTTGTCGCCTTGATCTAGGATTACTACGTCTGGCGCCACATTTTCAATGTATGCCTCAATGTGCTGTAGATCCCAATCTTGTGTGTCATTCATTACAAGAAAGTCCGCAATGCGCGAAAAGATAGCCTTGGCCTTGGCGGGCGCCTTGGCTATTTCATCGCGGGTCATGCCAGTATAGGCTTGTATGGCGCGCAGCATAATGCGTTCTGTGCGTTCTTCGTTGCCAAGATACAAGACCTTGGCGCCTTGGTCACAGAAACCATTGGGCGCACAACATAGCGACAGGGCAAAGGCGCTCTTGCCTGTTTCTGGCAGCGCAAAGACTACGCCGAATTCGCCGCGCCCAATTCCGTAGACATGGCGCGCCAGTGTTTCAATGTTGAATTGAAATCTATGGTCATTGCTGGCGTACCCAAGCAGTACATCTAGGTCTTGTGTAGTTGGGGGGCCAAAATCGGTGGGCATAAAACCTGTCCTAGTGGCCTCCAGAAGCTTCAGAAGCGCCGCCATGGCGTTTTTATCACCTTCCGAAAGGGCTAGCCCTAGTGAAGCTATTTTATGGCCAACATGGCGTTCCCATAGATTATGTATATACGAATTCATAACTTCGGGCGCAATGTCTGGCGGCATACTGAAGACATCCTCTAGGTAGGCGCCAAACTCCTTCTTTTGGGCCACAGATGCGTACGGATTCTGCATGTCCCACAATACTTTGAGTTCGCTTTTGTTTAATTGAGCAAGGTCTGGGAATTTTTCGTACGCTTGCACAATTAGCGTGTAAATATCTTCTAGGGCGCCTTCAAAAAGCTTAGAAGATAGGTTTGTTTTGTTGGCGGCATAGATTTCCTTTTGGCACAGTGCCAATAATACCTTTTGTTCTAGGGCGGACGTAGCCATAGGGTTAACTCCTGCGCAATTTCATTTTGGTTAAGTCAGATAATTGTTTGCCGCGCCGTTCGCGCACAGCAAAACTGCTACTTACGTATGTAAGATTATTTTGATGGCTCTGGGACGTATGGACGAAATCATCGACCAGTTCTTCCAGTTTGAATCTTTCATCATCTATAGAATCTTCTACTTCTTGTGGCCCACTGCCCCAACGGCCCTTGGCGTCAAAGTCAATAATAAAAATGAAGCGACCTTTCATTGTACACAATCTCCTATAAATTCATGGGAATAACATATTCTGTCGATATGTTTTGCTAATGTAGACTCCGAACGAAATCTATTGGCTTGCGTGGAAGAATAATCCTTTCTGTGCTGTTTATTTTTGGAAGTTGGACGCCAGTTAGGGGATTTTTCCCTATATTCGCCCATTCTTGGATGGGCTGTTTTAGAAAAGAATCTACAGCCTTGTGAAGTAAATATGGACGCTACGGCGTCACTGATTCGTACGCCTAGACCCAAACCTTGGAATTCCGGCAATACAACCGTACGATGTCCACGCCATGCGTTCTTTACTGTTCCGCTAGGGAATGCAAGCGCACTGGTAAATCCTACAACTGTTCCATCCCAGACTGCTAGCCAGCATCTAGCACTTTTATTGATGTTTGCGTCAAGATAGTGATGCGTGCTGAACATTGACCAAGCTTTGGGGGAAGCAGGTAGGAGTTCCAAAACGATTTCTGGCCGCCGAACTGACCTTTCTGTGGACAAATGCCCCTCTTTGGCTGAAGTGTCAAACACCCAATCTGGCGCAAGCCATTCGGCCACATCATAATGACAAGTACAAAAAACTATGCGCCGCAGTCCTTTTACGCGTACATACCGCTGAATTGCGTAACTACAAGCCTTTGCTACTTGCCTATCCACCACACTTGTAAATTCATCTATGACGGCGCCTGACTTTAAAAGCCTAGCTACCTTCGCCCTAAACTTTTCGCCCTCAGACAATACGTGATAGGGCTTGACCCAAGCAGGTATGCTGTTTAGTCCTACAGCCCCCAACCGTTCTTCAGCGTCTTGTGCGGAATCAAAATGCGAACAAATGGCTTTTGATTCGTCCCATTCAACAATCGGCTCATTGCCAAAATATTCGCGCAAGATTGTAGATTTACCTGTGCCACTTGGGCCAACGATCAGGCCAATCTGGAAATCTTCATCCAAAGCTTCTACATCAAAATTAGGCGGCACAAAAACACTTTGGCCACCAATGAACGAATAATCGAACACACTAGAAATATGTTCTGTTATTTCGTCTGGGGTAATTTCACAGGTTAGATTTTGCATATGTCCTTTATTTGTTGGGGCGCCAAGTGCTTTAAGTCTGGCCCTATCAATAAATTGACGGACACAGGCGTATGCGGCATGGCGGCCTGCAGTTGTTGTTTCATGGCAATGGCTTTGCGGCCTGCGTCACTATCTAAACAGACAGTGATGGCTGCCGGATTGCCTGACTTGAGGGCAAGAATCGTATCCGTAGATAGATTAGTGCCTAAGATAGCGGCCCCTACGGCCCCACAGTCAGCGCCAAATACAGCGCAGGCAGATAGGGCGTCTTCTACTAGCACAATGTGCTGGCCGCTTAATTGATGGCCGTACGCCCCACATACAAAAAGGGGCGGACGCTGCCCGTAGATGATCCACTTAGGCTTGCGCCACGGCGCCAAGGACTTGCCTACAGCCCCACTGAGGTCTGTGGCGCAGAACAGTACCCTATCTTGCTGTGGATCATAGAAAATGCGCACAAAACTTTCTAGGGGGCGCAGGAATGCTTGCGCGCAATGGTTTTGGCGCAAAAACTCCAAGACCTTCGGATGATTCTTGGGGCTTGACAAGACTAGCGGCATACGAACACGCGGCGGGGGCGCTGGCGCCACTTGCGCGTCAAATTCATAATTGCGCCGCTTCATACCTAGGCGCTGACGCACATAAGCCGCAGAAGTCTTTGTATTGTCTAGGGCGCGACCACCACTGAGGTTACAGCCTGCCTTGTAACAGTTCCACACCACTTTTCCTGCTAAATTGGAAATAGTAAGTGTATTTTTGCCGCCACAGTTTACGCAATCAAGGCGCATGGTGGCATGCGGCTCATGCGGCAATTGCGCAATTAAACTATCTAGCATGCTTGCGCGCATAGGCCTCCACTGCTTTACTTTCGTACAGTTCTATTTGCGCCCTAGCCCATGACATTTCTGCTTCCACAATAGGGATAATGTCTTTGTACTTTAGGATGTAAGAGCCGCTGTAGCCCATTACAAGGATATCTTCGGGCTGGCGCCTGCACTTGATGCGCAGTGCCAGCAAGTCCTTGAGCTTGTCTTCGGCGTCTGTGCGCTTTTCATTGATTGATCGAATACTAATTTCCATAGCTGTTGCTCCTTAGGTTTGTCCTCAATTTAAAAAATAGTTTAATTAGATTGCGCCAGCGCCTTCCAACTAACCGGATAAATCTGTTCCATTTGATTGCTAATCTGAATAGCAATAGATCGACTTTCTTGTTGAGCATGGTCATCCATTCGTAAGTGGCACATATCAGCAAAGGCATCTAAACTGCCTGACCAGATCCATTCAGTCATCATTGATTGCGGCAAAACCATGCGGGCCTGTTCGGCGGCAACGCCTGCTTCCAGCAAGTCCTTGTACGCCTGCAGTGCTTGTATGTACGTGTTGTGGATTGCCGTATGCAATTCTATAGGTACAAAAGCATGTTGGTCGGCGCCAGTACTTGGTTTAGATCCTTGCTTCTTGTCTTCGGCCTGCTGGCGCCAACTGGCGCGATCTAGCTCCAATATTTGGGGCAAATTGGTCACGTAGCGGCGGCTGACTTCGTTCCAGCGCAAGAATTTGTGCTTGACTAGCTGACGGGCCACAAACACAGGGGCATGGACATGAAAGGACGCAAAACAGTGGCCGAATGGGCTGGTGTGCCTGTTGGCGGCCAGATAATTGATGAGGCGCGTGTCCTTGACGGCGTCAAACGTCTGTTTGCGCTTGCCAAAAGATACGCGGGCAGCATTGACAACCGTCAAATCACTACCCATATGGTCTAGAAGCACTGCTTTCATAGTTGTGTGTACCTTATCTGTTCTTGTATGGGGAACCACTTGCGCGTCAAACCCCATAAGTACCTCAAATGGGCGGCAAGTAGGAAATGACACTAGTACAGATAGGATAGTAGTACAAGCAATAGTTTAGGGCTTGACAAAAAAAGTTTGGGGCGGCAATCTGAGGGCTAAACATTTTGATCCTTTCTCAGACCGAATGGGCAGATAAAAAACCCAGCCCCACTGCAACCACAGTAGTGGGGTGAAGGTCTGCAGCAGCAAGCTGAAATAAAATTCACTTGCGCGTCAAATTCATTAAGTACACCCCACTAAATATCTAGCCTTTACATAGCCCCCCC